ATGAAATCGTAACCATTGCTAGCACTAATGCTAAAATTGATCACTTCAACATAGACGTCTATGTTTATGAACAAACTAAGGGTTCTTGGGTTGAGTATAAGAATGTACCAAATTTATATACAGAACGTCCGTTTGCTAGAGTGTTCGAAAAAAGATTAAATTCAGATCAAGCATATGAAATAACTTTTGGAGATGGGTTGAATGGAAGACAACTCCAATCTGGAGACTTAGTTGCTATTTACTATCTAGAGAGTAACGGAGAAAGCGGAGTAATAGGACCAAATTCCTTAAAAGGTAATATAGGAAGAATTGTTTTTTCTGGTGTTAAATTTAATGAAATTCTAACGTCTCTAAACGTAGAGAATTTTTCCTACATCAATTCTGCACAATTTTCAAATAATTTTTCTTTTAGTAATTCTGTTGGGTCAACTCTACCAAAAGAAATTGAAAGCGTAGAGAGTATAAAAAAGAATGCCCCTTCTAACTTTAAAAGTCAATATAGACTTGTTACTAAAAGTGATTTTGAAAGTTTTGTTGCAACAAACTTTTCTAATTTTATCTCCGATGTTAAGGTTTTTTCTAATTGGGACTATACAGGAAAATATTTAAAATATTTTAACGACATTAATATAAGTCCAACCGGTTATAGACAAATTTTGCTAAACCAAGTGCTGTATTCGGATAGCTGCAATTTCAATAACATATACATTTGTGGATTGCCTAGAGTATCTCCTGGCTCTTCTTTAAAGTATTTGCTTCCTGCTCAAAAGGACGCGATTCTTTCAAATATATTGCCTTTAAAAATGCTGACAACGGAAGTTTTATTTTTGGACCCAGTCTATAAAGCATTATCCTTTGGAACCAAGACAAATATCGATCCAAATGTCGACGATAGAGACCTTAATTATTTGCAAATAATTAAATCCGAAACAAGCAACAGATCAGCAAAGTCTATTGCAAATGATGCTAAATTAGTTTTTGAGCGTTATTTTAATCCAGCGAACATAAAACTTGGCCAAACAATTCAACATAGTAGCATCGTCAACGAACTTCTTTCTATTAGTGGTGTATCAAAAATCCAAACTACAAGAATTGATACTAAGGAAGTATACAACGGGCTATCCTTCCTATTGTGGAATCCAATGTATCCAACTCAAGATAAAGAAATTTTAGTTACTGATACTCCAGCGCTTCCTTTTGATTATGTGTATTTCGACAACTTGGCTAGTATTTTTTCAAAGATCAAGGTAATTGAGAATCAATCATTTGTATAAAAATGAATACGCCAACTTTTTTTGATATTCTACCATCTTCTCAAACTGGCGATGTTTATGCTACAGATTTTGTATTTAAATCTACGGTTTCTTCTAATTACACAAAGTTTGTTTGGGACTTTGGAGACGGATTAACTGGTTATACTAGCATTACATCTTCTCATATATACAATTTTCCTGGTACGTATGTTGTTAGTATGTCTGCTTGGAATAGCGAAGGGTCTATGTTGGTTGACTCCGGAACGATAGTGGTTGATTACGCGTACAGAGACGGAATTATTATTACTGACACTCCTTCTGCAAACGGAACAGCTGGAGTGATGCCCACAGAAGCATTTGTATTGTCAGTGACTTCTGCAAACATTTTTTCTCCAATTGGACTTGTTTTACATGCCTCTAATTCTCGTTCTGTACCGCATACGACAGTATCAGATGAGAAGTGGAATTTTTTAATTCCACGCTGGATGTTTATTAATGCAGAAACAAACAAGGCAATCGATGATGTTCTGGAGATTAATACGAGACCTATTCATAAAAACGGAACAGTCGTTGCGGTGTCTGGTACAGCATCGTTTTATTATTATGATGATTTGCCAACAACAAAAACGTTGGAGAATTCATGTCCGCTTTTAATTACGGCTACTTTAAGCACTCAAGCGTTTTCCAATTTTCCTGAATTTGTACATTATCCATATTACAGTTATTCAAACAGCGAGGTTGTTGCAATAGTCACAGCTTGGCAAGTTAATGAAACATTACCAACAAATTTAAAAGTTACGGAAAATTTTATAAGTGACGTGTACCCAATAAAATGGTCAAACGTTCCTGTGCCAATAATGATTACTTGTCATTACAATGATTCAGCATTTCCTAATTTACAATCTAGTGCAAACTTTAATTCAAAAGTACTTTCTTATCCAAAAACAAATTTATTGGGTTCCAATTATGCTATAAAAGTGGCTTTATCGTCAGCAAGTGGATTGATTCCAGAAAACTATTACACAGTAGAAGTAGACGGAACTTCTTATTCTCCTTCTGCTGCTCCACTTTATTTCAAGAACAATGATAATGATGGAAATTTTACAGGGGGGTATGTGTTTACAACATTTACCCCTTTATCTCCAATTAGTGATACAGTTGTAGTTGCGGTCAGTACTGTTGCTTCAAATGGTCTAACAAATTTTCCGTTTGGTTATCCTTTAATTCAACACTCTTATGTATCTCATCCTCAAGCTGGTGTCATTAACAAATTAGGAGTGACAACGTTTTCAAAGGAAACATGTAAAGATGCAGCGTATTACGAATCAATTAATGTGTCATCTGCAGGAGATAGAACTCCATTTAATTCTCCTATTTTAACTGTAAATAACCTAACTAACTACACACTTGCTGGGGCAGCTGGAGTATACGGAATGGCTATTAATCCGTTAAAAAGTAGATTATATGCAACAGATGCAGACCAGGATACGGTTCTTGAATATGATATATCCTTTCCTACTCCTGTTTTAGTAAATACTCATCAATTATCGTTTTACACAGGATCTACTTACAACGTGCCTTCTTACGTATCGGTTGATGGAAACGGGGACATTTGGATATCTCTTTTTGGAAATTCATCTATTGTTAAATTTGATTCTGATTTTAACTTGCTGGCTTCTCCGGTACCAATGGTTACGGTTCCTTTGACTTCAACTTCTTTTGGGAGTCTTTTAGTGGAACCTCCTACAGTTGAAGCTGATAAAAATAATGACGCCTGGGCTTGTTATGCTCACTCGTTAAGCAGTATGTTAGTAAAGTACGATAGTGCTGGCACAGAATTATTCAAGGCTACTTCATTATCAGTTTCTAGTGTTCCTGTTGCGTTAGCTATTGACGGAAATAATAACGTTTGGGTTGCTTGTTATAATACAAACAAAATTGAATGCTATAGTGGCATTAATGGTTCGTTATTATACTCTTCTGCTCACATGCTTATTCATCCTAGTTATATTGCATTTGACAATAGTGGAGATTTATGGGTTGCGCATGGAGTTAATAAGATTAGTAGATTAAATCCAGCTTCTGATATACTAGCAACATATGAAATTGATCAGCTGACTGACACTATTCACGTGGTCTCTAATACTTATACAACCACGGAATTAAATGAAGCTTTAATGACGGATGAAATATGGGGAGGTTTGTCTGTGGATGTCTTTGGTAATGTTTGGGCAATTGATCGCAATGATAATGCTGTTTATGTGTTTGATTCTAATAATCCATTGTCAACTTTAACTACTGTTTATTTGACTCCTTCTCCTACTACTCACACAGTCGTACTTGACGGAGTGGTGAGTTCCGCTTCTTCTACTGTACCAATTAGATCAGCTCAGGCTGCTGGAGACTGGAATGCAAACAAATGGTATCAAAAATACACAGGTGGAGGTTCTACTGTTGCCTCTTTACCAATTAGTGGGCAGTCTACTCCTTTTAATATATTAGATTTGGAAACCGGGGTGCCAAGAATAGTTAAAAAGAATGAAGAGTTCAATACCGCTGGTTACTACAAATCTCTAGCTCTGCCCGAAAATTTGTATAATAATAATGAATTTTTCGATGTATTTTTAAAAGCTATTGTTGGAGACGGAGACCCAACACAAGAGAGTATTGGAAGAATAATTTACGAAAAAATTGCAAACTTTGCTCAGTCACACGGAGATTTTGAAACGGCTGATATTGAGCAACTTATGGCTTATGCTAAAGAGCTAAAAGTTAAAAATGGTACATTTGGGAGCGAATATCCTAGAGAAGTTAAACGTTTATTGGATTTATTTTCTATTAACAAACACTTTTTAAGAGGAAGAGTAAAATATGACACCAATTTACAAAATCAAATTGGAGAACTTTTAACTCTTAATTCTCTTCTTACTGCTGGTAAGTCAGTTTTTATGAAGGATAAGATTTATAGCACATACCAGACCGTTTATGTATCTCCTTTGGACTCTGGAGCAGAAATATATCCTCTATCTAGTATAGAAATTGACGGAGCAAGAGAACCAGTTTTCGACAATTACTTTTTCTTTGAAGTAAAAGATAATATGTTAGGATATACCAATAACATTATAAATTGGGAATCAGCTTTTAATACACTAGAATACGAACTATCTTCAAATGAGCAGTGGTATGGAGATAACGGATTAGTTGAATTGACGTTTAACAATCTTTTGACTAAAACGTTTTTCTCCTAAAATATAGTTTTTGTTATCTAATTTTTTTGGAATAAATAATCTCTAGTGGAACCTGTCTATTTAAAACGAATCATTTCCAGTGATCCAGAAGAAACATCTGTAGCAAAGGATGTCAATGCTCCGTTTGCTTACTTGGAGTGGAAACAAAGAAGACCTAATTTGATTGAAACGCACGCTAAGTATCACTACGGACAATATGTGCTAGAATGGTTTGAAAAAAACAAAGCAACTAAATTATCTAAAGTTTTTGTACTAAAGCAAAAGTATCTCTATTTGCTTGATCAGTTACAATTATTTTTTACAACAGAAGAAAAGACAGAGTGGTACAGCAAGATTAATTTAATGGATGAAAAGGAATTGTTGTTAGCAATACCCTATTTTGCCAAAAAGTTAAAAACCATTGCCCTGTACTATTTAAATCTAAGAAAAAAACTTAAAAATACTAAGCTGCAATACAACATGGCTGGAACGTCATTTGGGTTAGAGCAGCAAATTTCTAATTTATTGTTGGGAACGTTTACGGATGATAACAAGGAATTATCTCCCACGTTGCATATGCATGTACCTTCTCTTTCTGGCTTAAAGCAGAATTTGGTGGTTCAAGTTGAAGAATTGTATGATGACACTGATTATATGGATAAGTCTCCAAATAATTCTTATAATCAATTTAACGTCTTTCACGTTGCTACAGAAAATTACTTTAACACAAAAGGAATTTCCTTATCTTCTGGAGATTGGCTTTTTAACTGCTTGACGTTGGATCCAGCAGTTAAAGCAGAAACTTTTATATCCCAATTAACAGGAGATTTGCTTGAAATTCCTGACGAACAATTGTACACAAGTTGTATTGAAAAATATTTAGCGGAAAGCAAAAAAATATTGGCTTTTGTTCCAGAAACAGAGAAGCTCGAGGAAAAACAAATTACTATTCAATCTGGAAGTAATCGGTTTTATTATCCCGGAACAAATATTGATCCAACTATTTCTCTTGAAAGTGTTATCGATCCGGTTGTTTTAGGTTCATTAAATTTATCTGGAGCTACGGCTGGCACTGATTTGGAAACAGCGGATACTATGTTTGTTAAAAACGGACAAAGTATTCAAGGAGCTTGGTTGAAGTACGAGAAGCATAAGAAAAACGATGAAATGCTTTTAGCTAACTTAAAGCAAAATGATGTTACAACATTTATTTTTCCATATCCAGGATATGGTTTGTCAGGAGAAGAGTTTTTATGGACTGGTCCTGATTTTAAATCAACTATAGGATATAATTTTTTATCAAACGACTTCAAAATGGCTGTTAATGAAGCTTATTGGAATCAAACCTTAGACATAGATTCATGCGAATCTGTCTTTATTAATAATACAACTTTAGCTGAAGTTGGAGCCACTTCAAATAAAAACCCAAAGTTTGCTGACGAATTTACAATAAGAGATATAAGCGAGAGAGATACAACATTACCGACCTCGGATAGAGGTTCAGCTTGGTTGTACAAATTTGATCAAGCTGTCTATCCCGTTAGCTTAAATTCAACTAGTAGGTTTTTGTGGCCTTATCAATTGATTAGTTCCGAGAAGGATTCTTATGGTCGTCATTTAGATACTTTGGAGTTTTCAACGGTTTGCTCTCCTGTTTCTATAAAGGATCTTATTACTCCTTATTCGATTTCCTCTAATTCCGTTAATAATTCTGATGTAATTTATAAGTTTAGCAATTATTCTGATGAGTTTGCAACGGAATGTTGTTGGCTTTCTTCCTCCTCTCTCAGTGCTAACAACAGAAAAATGTTTAATCAAAAAGGATTCAGCGCCCAGTTTGCATCTGGAGCTGTGACACGATTTGTGTGGACAGGTCCTACCCAAACACTCGACAATGTTTTTTCAAGCATAACTCATAGCGCTGATTGCCCGTTCATTACAAATGTTCCAGAGCTTATCTCTTTAGAGCCTGACAAATGCACTTGCAAACAAGTATACTATTCTCCTTTTGGTCATCCTGGAACTACGTTACAAAGCAATAACGAATTTGCTGATTTTATAGCTCTAGATACAGGAGCAATAGAAGACTTTGATAAAGATTCTTGGAGAGATCCTAACGGAAATCCTTTTGCGGATTCTCCATATGTGGCTTGGTTTAAAACAAATTCAAAACTTGGTTGGGGAGACGGCTCGTGGGTTAGTGGTTCTGATTCTACGCAAGCCCCCTTGGTATTAGAAACAGGCAAAGCTTATTTCTACAAAAGAGCAAATTCAAGAACCAGCAGCAACACGATGCCCTTTTATGTTGTAAACCACAACTTCAATTATCCAGCCTCTAATTTGATTAAATGGGTTGGAGCAAAACTTCAAGAGGATGAATGGGTTTCAACTGGTCTTGAGTCTAACATGGTGTTTTATCCAGGAGACTTTATTCAATACAAAAGAGCTAATCAAACAACCAATTATTACATAAGTTCTGAACAAATTGAAGATCAATCAAAAAACGTCAATACTATTTGGTCAACATTTGATTATATTGTTTCTGGAACTTATCAGGACACCACTTATATTCTTTGGCCAACCGAAGAAAAACCAATTGCTGGAAGCACACTAAGTCAGTATCCTTCTGCTTCCTTTTTTGACCTAGATGTAATATTTTGGTGGAAAATTCAACACACTTTATATCCTACTTTATCTACAATTGTATATAGTCCGACAACCGTAACCAGGACAACAAGTGCTTATAGTACAGGAGTAGGAACACTAACAACCGTACAGGTCACAGCGACCTCATATACAAACAAAACTATATTTTCGTTTACTCCTCCATCAACCGGAACGTACACTATTTCGGTTTCTGCTAAAGACAAAAAAGGAAATTCGTTTCTGTTTACCGACATTCCTCAACTAACAGTTGTTCCTCAATATTATGAACAAGAATTGCTTGTCCCCTTGCAGCACAATTCTAGTGGATTTTTACTAGAACAGCCTTTGTATGGTTGGAATTATAACATTAATAAACCAGAGGGTGGAGAAAAAGGAGCTAAACCATATTGGGCTCAAAGATATACAGATAAATCAAATGCAACAAAATTTAAAGGAATACAAAGCTGGGGATATCCAAATGATTATATTGATGGATATTTGCCTAATCATGCTCCAAAAGTATCTCCATTAGAAATAACATATGGTTCTATAATAGATTATAATCGAGTAGGTTATACACTTAATTGGCAGCAACCAATTACATTTAATACATTTACAGCAACATCTACGTGGTGTAAGCTAAATCATTCAATTGATAGTTCTTCTAATTTGGCTTCATTATATGACTCAAAGAATTCGTTCAATTTGACGGTGTTTCCTACTTCGGAAGTAAGCGATATAAAGCTATCAAATATTCTGAATGGATTTCCGGTTGAAGTATTCTACTATGCTTTGAACAGCTTTACGTGGACTTTATCTGTAAAGAAAACAGAATCTGAAATTGCCGAAAATATACCTCGACTTGCTTTTGAATCTCCAGCTCCATGGTCCAATATCAGCAATAGATTTTATCCAACAATAGCAACCATACCAACTCTTGCTAAAGTTTATTCTGAAAAAGAAAAAGGAGGATATTCTTTGCCTCAAAACCTCGGAGCTTCTTTATTTATAAACAAGGATTTCGAGACGTTCTTAAGAGATCAAACATTAATAAAAGATGAGCTAGTAGAGGATTTAAATATACACGTTGGTGGTCAAGGACGAACAACAAAAGCTCAGCCAACAATTTATGATTGGACTGAAAACAATCAATGGATGAAGGAACCAGCCACAGCTGGGGGTTTAGCAGGTGGGGTCAAAAACGAGTTGACTAAAACTCTTCAAACATTTGTGCCATATGAAGAAAGCTCAGAAGAAGTTTCTCTTGGCTTAATTACACCTCGAAGCAGAATGAGCCCTTGGGGCGGTTCTAACAGAGAGCAGTGGACTGATCTAGCAAACGAACCAAAAGGATTCACAGGAATAAGAAATCTTTCTGCTTGGATTGAAGATCAAGTATTAAAGACAGATGAAAAATCAATAGAAGATTGGACCAGCGACATTTATGGCAATCAATATGGTTTACTAAAAAACTTACAGGGAGTTTCTGTTTCTCAGCGAAAAAATGTATATGGGGAACTTTGGGTAAGAACAAACAGCCAAAAAGTAATTCCCGCTTCTACCTTTTTATCAAAAGTATATGACAAATTTAAACACAAAGCGTTTTATACTCAATTGTTTGGAGAAAACATAAAAACGTTTGAGTGCTTCTTGGATACACTAATAATTGAAACATCCTCAGCAGTTTTGTTTTTACCCATTGACTATGATTATGAAACAGAAGAAGTTTCAACATCATATGATGATGCTATTATAGTTGAAGATTTATCTCAACACAAAAAGTATGAGGGGTCTTGGTTTTTCCCAAAAACAAAAA